CCGCCACCTGTGGTTGGTGGTAACCTCGAAGATCTATCTCCATCTCAGTCAAGGAATTACCCGACTGGACAGTTCCGTAGTAAGTCTCAACCCGATGGGCTGTATGACTCTGCTGAGTGGTTCGCCGTTCACGACGACGCTCAGTTCGTGGTAGATCACCTCGAGATTTTCGAAGGAGTTTTCTGGAGATTAACGGAGGGTGAAGACCTAGAGGCCTACGTGAGGCAACTCATTGAATGGTCGGAGGAGCCTGGCGATACTGATGACGACGTCATTACAGTTGCCGGGAGACTTGCACTCGTTCAGGAGGCCGGTTGCAAAGGTAGGTTTATCGCAAACCCGTCCAGTGCGCTTCAAGCGGCTGCTCTGCCTTTGTACAAGTGGTCGAACCTGTTGGTAAAGCGCCTTCCTGGCAACTATTCGTTAGACCAGGAGGAGGGCGTCCGTCGAGCCCAACAGTTGCTCGTTTCTAATGGGATCGCATTCTCAATTGACCTCGAGGGTGCAACTGATAACTTACCGCGCTCCCTTGTGCTGCACACCATGCGGCGCTTGGGGATACCCGAAGCGTGGTGTACGTTCTACGAGGACGTATGCAGATTACCCTGGTATATACCGAAGGAATTCGGTAAGGTAACCTCCAGCCGCACCATCAGTTGGACACAGGGACAGCCTTTAGGCTGGTTTCCAGTATTCAATCTGGCGCTCTGCATAACCTTAGGCGCTCTTGTCGAGGGTGTCTGTTCCCACGCTTCGGCGGATAAGGAACGTAAGGCTGGTGAGGATAATGTCCGGTGTGGCGACGACCTCGTCATATTCCAAAACGAGGCTGGAATGCTTTGTATGGACCTCCTATCCGACATTGGTGTGCCGGTTTCGGCTGGCAAGACCTTAGTATCAGATCGTGCCTGCGAGTTTTGCTCTAAGTTGATTACCACGGACGGGGTGGTTCCCGGCTATAAGTGGAAGTCCATTACGGACGACAACTTCTTAGACTTTGTTCAGAGAATCGGGCGACGTGGCATTTCTTTACTAACGCGACAACAACGAGTTGCTGTGCGCTGGTTGGCACCAGTCCCCGAACCCTGGGGGTTGGGTTGGAACTCTTCCGGCATCCCGGCTGTGGAGAGGTTTAACGCCTTTGTTAACCAGTCTACGGACGCCTTGTCTAGGGGAGGACAGCTAGTAAATGCTGGTCTTTCCAGACTCGCCCTCATTGCGAGGGGAGAGTCGGCCTTGGCATCAACGATGTATTCGTTCGTTGACGACACCTCCGAACAGGAGGTGCTTGATCTCATTTCCGTAACCTTCGGGCCTGGACGCGATGCCAGGATCTATGGTCCGTGGTTGGCTGGTATAGTCACCCAAATTGGGGACTTGTGCCGAGCCAATGAGAAGCTTGAGCGGTTAGCGATCAACGGTGCAGCCGTTACGATCTATACTGCAATCGTCGATAGGATGCGGTCGTTATTACCACCTTTCATAGTTGATGACCTTAAACCGGCCATTGACGAGTACGGGGAGGGTGTGGCACTTTGGAATTGGTACGAAAGTACCTACCGGCTGTTCCGAGAACAGTCGGGGAACCCATACAAAGTGAAGTTGACAAAACTTTCTCTCGTGGACCTTGCGGTCCGACGCCTAGTAGGCGCAAGCCGAAAGCGCTAGCCAGCTTGGAGATGTGTGTAGGAGGG